CTTCACCACGGGCGCGGACATCGCAGCCACAGACGCAACCGACATTTCAGCGGCTGTGGGTGGCATCGTAGCATTGGTATCGTATGCCATATTAGCACCCATTACCCTGGACAAAGTCATTGCAACAGCTAGCGACAAACGACTCGCATCGGTATCGTATGCCATATTAGCACCCATTACCCTGGACAAAGTCATTGCAACAGCTAGCGACAAACGACTCGCATCGGTATCGAATATCAAACAGGCGCTGTCCATCAATTTGCGGCTCGCCGCTTAACCATAACTAATCAAATAGAGCGGGCCTCACCATGATTCAAATTGTAACCGGCGATGACATCGCAATCCCTGTGACCCTCACCAAAGATGGCAAGCTATTTTCAATCGCCAGCAATGCGGTAGTTAAAGCCGCCCTGGTCGGCGCCGATCACAGCGCCATACTCGCCGGGCCGGTCACGCTTTCCAATACAGCAACCGGCGCGAATTGGCCCGCCTCCTTGGTGGTGGTCGAAATCCCCGGAACGCTCACGGCAGCGATCACCGCATTCAAGCCCGCCCTGCTGGAAATTCAAGTAAATGACGGCGGCCCCCTAACCTGGTTTGCCGAGGTTCGGATCATCAAAGGCTTGATTGAATAAATAATGTCATTTTTTGCCTAGAAATGACACAACAAGCTAATTACCATGATTGAAACTATCAGCGGAATTTCATGTTCAACGCCCTAAACAATTCAACGCTAGACGTTTTTGCCGAATCATTCGCCCTAAACAATGTGAACGGCGACATCGTGCTGCAAGGTATTTTTTCGGAGCAGCGGCAAGACGAGCAGCTATCCGGCGCGGGCTTCTTTGATAAAACTTTTACCCTGGAATTATTTCAGTCAACCGTTGACTACTACGCGATTAATACCTCAAACACCGTTACCGTGCGCGGCATACGCTATCAGATTATTGGCCGAGATGTTGACACCACCGGCATGGCCACACTGCACTTACGGCGCTATTCATGATTACCAGCATTAGCCTAGATGCCAAAGCCGTTCAGAGTGTGGTCGACGCGCTGCCCCGCACTATTTTCCGCGCCCAGCGCTCGGCGGTTTCGACCACAACGACCTGGGCGGGGAAACAGCTTCGGGATCGTATGTTTTTAAAGACCGGTTTGCCTATGCGGGTATTTCGGAAATTTAGGGTCAAGGTAAAACGCAATCGTGAGACAGGTGTCGTGTGGTTTGGTCTCAACCCGGTCAAGGCAAGTTATGTGGGCAAGCTCTCACAAGAGCCGCGCGGCGCATGGGCGGGCGATTATTATTTTCCCGGTGGATTTGTCGCAACACTGAAGAGCGGACATGAAGGCATTTTTAAGCGCAAGGGCAAAAGCCGTTACCCATTAGCTGAGCAAGTCGTTAATATTGATGCCGGATTTACCGTTGCCGAAGGCGTCGCGCAGGAAGCCTCCATGCAGCTGCGCGAACGCTTTATGGCTAAAGTGCTTGAACTCAATCCGCATCTTGAATAGCCGCCATGCTTGATTTACAGATAGCCATTATCAGCCGCATAACTGATTTTGTACCAGGCTTAACGACGATTGCCAACCCGTCCGTATTAGCGGGCGTCCGGGAGATTGGGCCATTGCTCCCGGCCTGTATTGTTATCCCCGGCGGCGGCGAACCGGGAGAGCAACACATCCCGTCCCTGCCTTTGATCGAGACGCAAGAGTGGGATGTCGTCGTCATCATAGCGCACCAGTCTCGCGACAGCGAAGATGGACTGACCGAGCAAATTGCCGGGGATTTCATGCGTGATATTTTAAAAGCCCTGCACGGCTGGAAAAATGGCGCGCAACCACAAAAACACGGCTTTATCTACACCGGCCGAAGCCAGCCGAATTACAACCTCGGCTATGCCGAATTCCCGATGACCTTTACCGCGAAAGCGATTGTAGGCAGCTAAATGAAAAAAGAACAAGACCAAGGCGTATTAATGGAAACAGTCACGCTGATCATGCCGCATACCCACGGCGGCAAAGATTACCCGATGGGCGAAACCATCGACGTTACTAAAGCGCAACAATCCTGGCTGGCACAGCGCGGAATTATTGCAACCAATCCCCAAACCCAAACCCAACCAGGAGAATAAACCATGTCCACATCGTCCACATCAGGCGTATTAGCAGAAGGCACGCTGTATTTAAACCAACTCGTCGCAGGCGTGGCGCAAGGCCGGGTAAAATTGCCGGGCATTGCCAAGCTGGAGATTAAACCGAACTCTGAGCTGATCGAGCAAATTAGCAAGGACAAGGGGCTGTACGGCACGGTCACCGGATCGGCTGCGATCAACAAGCCGTCAGACCTATCAATCACCATCGCCAACATTACACCGTCAGCGCTGGCCGTGGCCTTACAAGGCACATTTGCAGCATATAGCCAGGGTAGTGGCAGCATTACCGATGAAGTCGTCGCGGCTAAATTGGATAAACTGATCGATTTATCCAAACGGAATATCGGCGCGGCGGGCTTTGTTTTGACCAACTCGGCGGCCAGCACGACCTATGTGGAAGGCACCGACTATATTGTCAACCGCGCGATGGGCTGGCTTGAATGCCTATCGACTGGCGCAATCACCGAGTCCCAATCGCTTAAAGCCGATTTCACCTATGCGGCAATTTCCGGCACCACAATCAAGGGCGGCACGCTGGCGCAGCTCAAAGGCCAACTGGAACTGGACGGCACGAATCTTTTCGACGGCACAGCTCTGGATTTAGTGATCTGGGAGGCAACCTTGACCGCCGACGGCGCTGTCGATTTTATGTCCGATAAACCCATTGAGTTGAGTATGAAAGGTCGGATGGCAACGCCCGTCGGCAAAGATGCTCCATTCCAGGCAAGAATCGGGCAGATTTACTCATAATCCATAAATAATCGTAGGGTGCGCATCGCGCACCTTGCCACTCAGTAGGTTGCGCAGTTGGGTAATACATGACTATTGATGTATTAAATTTAGACAGGCTTTTACCAGAAGAAAAAATCGCCTTGCGGAATCTTTTTTTTGCGTGGGAATCATTGAAAAATGCGAAAAACTGGATTGAAGCAGACAGATTAAGATGGCAATTAATGATGTGGGACTCACAAATTGTAAACGACAAAATTTGGCAACCAATGCTTGAAAATAATTTAAACAGACAGCGCAGAGCAGCGTTCAGGATGAAAAGATATGGTATTCCCGTTTATCCGTGGAATTTGTCTGATGCCGCGTAGGGTGCGCATCGCGCACCTTGCCACTTTTGGTCACAAGCCGATTTAAAGGAATTTTATGCGACACGAAAAAGTTATTCAATTAAGCGAAAACCGCGCCGCCACCGTGCGCGAGTTGCGCGTGAAAGACGTGCGCCGACTGATCGGCGAAATGGGCGCGTTGTCATCGCTGGATATGACCGCGCTGTTTGGCGATCAGTTCGACCGCTTGCTGACGCTAACCGGTGACCTGGTCGTTATGCCTGAAGGCGAAACTGCGGAAGATTTATCAATGTCTGAAGGCGAACAGATACTGCAAGCCATGCAAGAGGTTAACGCCAGTTTTTTGGCGAAACTGGGTCTGACTCTCGAACTGGCTCAGCCCGTCAGCCCAGCCCCGATAGAGCCGTCAGAGACCTCGACAGAACTGCCTGTGCCTTAATCGAGCGCGGCCACGTCAACATCTGGGATTACGGCTGGACGTTTTTCGGCAATTGTTTGGAGTTGATAAAAGAAAGCAACAAAAAAACATAAACACCGTCAACCCGACAGGGATGTGAAGTATAAATCAAGGTTTTAAAAACCAACAACAACAACAACCCTTAAATCAATACCGCCATGGCCAAAGATTTACAGCTAAAAATCCTGATCAATGCCCAAGACAACACCGGTGCGGCTTTCGGAAAAACCCAACAAGGCTTGGCGTCTCTGACCCAGCAAATAGAGGGCATAAAAAACCGCCTGTCCGGCTTGCTGGGACTATCGGTCGCCGACATCCTGCTCGGCAAAGGCGGCGAACTGGCCAAAGCAGCCGACCTATACAAAAACCTCGAGGCGCGGCTTAAATTGGTGTCTGACAATACCAAGGAATTTGCTACCGCGCAAACCGAGCTTTTCAACATTTCCCAACGCACCCGCGCAAGTCTCGAGGGAACAACCACCTTA